TCAAGACCAATCGCGGGATGCTCCGCCAAAGGGTCAAAGCCTTTTTTGAGGATATCGTCCGCGTAGGGAAAAAACTCATCCCCGTGGTGGAGACCATGGGGGAGATTTTTCTCCTCTTTGTTGCCAACTTTGACAAATTTTTAGCGATAGCGGGAGGGGTGGCCGTGGCCAAAGCCTTTGGCGCTATCGCGGCCGGTTTTTCGTCCATGGGGGTGGCCGCGGGAGCGGCCCTCGGTCCTATTGGACTCATCGCGGGAGCGCTCACGGCCCTTATCCCCCTTGCCATGGAGGCGGGACGTGCCATTGGTGGGGCCCTCTCCAAAGGCCGCCAAGGCTCCGGGACGGGAGCGCCAAGGGGAGTCCCGGGATCACTAGGCGTGGAATTTGGAGAGGGGACCTTGGAGGCCGCGCAAGCCGGGGGTTTGCAGGATGAGATCCAAAGGGAGGTCTCCCTCCAAGATCGTCTAGCGGGTGAGGGCCGGGGAGATAGTCGGAGCGCCAAAGACTCACGCGAGCGGCTGAGAAAAGCCAACGTCCAACTTGACAAAGTTAGGCGCACGGCCGCCACTAAGAAAAAAGCTAGAGACGCGGAGGAGGTAAAGGCCGCGGAGGTAGCAAGCGCGGACGCGGCGGAGGGTGAGGAATTTGGGACCTTTGACGCGGACGTGGCCAGCGTGCGCAAGGCTTTGGGCATTGGGGACGGTCCCGTCTCCGCCAAAAAACAAGCCAAATTGGACAAAGCCTTTGAGGCTTTGGCGGGGGGGAAATCCCTCAAAGAGGCACGCAAGGCGGCCGGGTTAGATCGCACGGGAGGGGGACGCGGAAAAAAGGCCCCGGAGGCGGAGGCCCCCAAGGTTACATCCCCCACATCCCTCTCCGAATTTTTCGGGGCCGCGGGCCGTGGGGAGCTTGGACCGATTGCGGCCCGGACTCCATCCACCAAGGACATTGAGCCTACGGTGGCGATCGATATTACAAACAACAATTTCAAGTTTGACGTGAAGCAAACGATCACGGGGACCACCTCCGCCGCGGATACGGCCAAGGAAGTGGCCAAAGCGATCCGCGTAGAATTCCAATCCCGGCTCTCTAGCGCCGGTCAACAACTAGCCACCAACGTGGTGAGGTGACACCGTGCCCGCGTTCATAAAAAACCCCCTCCAAGGAATTCTTGGCGCCAAGACGGCCTCTTTTTATAGGCTAGACCCCACGGGGACCATACCGATTGAGCCGGTGGCGGACTTGCGTCCCGCGTTCACGCCCAACCGCGTCACCTTGGACATGGTGGACGCGGAGGACCTCTCCCGGTCCTATCAGATAACAACAAACGCGCTCCAAGATTTCACGTCCGCCACCTCCAACGTCCACCGGGACCTCATCCGGCTTACGGTATCCGGGACTCTCATCTCCTCAATCAATCTCCCCCTCATTGGGTCCGTTGGTTTTGCGGGTCTCCGCTTTGACTTTTTGAAATTCTCCAACTTGGAGACCATCGCAGATCGCAGGGAGCCCATTATGGTGGTGACCCCTCGCGTTTCAATGGCCAAAGCTTTTATTGAGTCAGTCTCCCGGTCTTGGACTCCGGACCTTGGAGAAAATACCTTGGTCACCGTCTCTTTGGTTGAGGCCCGAATTGTGAATCCCCTCTCCGCGGACGCGGCCGTCCCGGACGTGTTCGGATCTAACACTGGTAACAATGCAATAGCAGCGGCCGGCGCTCAATCCCCCACCCCGGTCCAAACCCAAGCCGTGACCCCGGGACAAGCCTTTGGGGTCTCCCCGGAGGTGGTCCCAAGTGGAAGGACCCCGGCCACAATATGAGCATTGAAGAAATCACCGTCCAATTCCGTGAGGATGAGACCCACACCTCTCAAACGCTCACGTTGGATCGTGTCCGCTTCCGGCTGGACACCTACACCAACAAAGCGGACGGCTCTTGGTATCTGGACATTTTTGATGGTGACGGGGTGGCGCTTGTCCAAGGGATCGCCTTGGTCACCGGCTTGGACTTGCTTTTCCCCTATCGCCATTTGGACGTCCCCGCGGGGGCCCTTTTCGTCAATGACCATGAGGGAGACCGGACGGACCCGGGCCTCACTACATTCTTTGATCGTGGCGCGGCCCTCTACTATGAGACGGTGATTTGATGGTCGGGGGACGGACTCCTCATGGAATGGCGGGTCACCCGGGACAACACCAACAAAGCGGATGAGGCCACCGTGGCGATCTATAATTTATCGCCAATCCTCACGGGTGCGATTTTTCAGGCTTGGCAGACGTTGAGCGCGGCCTCCGGATATCTCGTCACCCTCTCAATTGGGTGGGACGGTGTTCCGCAAAAACTAATGAGGGGGGACGTTTGGGATTTTGTCCCGGCTCGGAGGACCTCCACGGACTCCGTGGCGGTTTTCAAAATCGGAGACGGGAACAAATCCCTCCGGGATCAAGTAGTTGGAAAAAGTTTTAAGGGGGCCAAGATCTCCATCGTGTTGGAGTATCTCGTGAGCATACCGTCCACGGCCCCGGATATTGGTGGAGGTGGGCTTGGTCTCATCTATCCCCCGGAGTCCAAGGCGCTTGTGGCCAAGGCTAGCGCGGAACTCCCGGTCCAAACTTGGGGAAACATTCCAGCGGGCGCCAATACCCGGGAGGCGATCAACCTCATCATGGACACCTTGGGATTGGAGTGGCGCGTCCACAATGGGGAATTTGTAGTGCTACGCGCGGGGGTTATCAATAAACCCGGACCCCTCATCCGTCCGGGGACGGGACTAATCTCCTACGAAAAACGCAATGACGGAGGGATCATTTTTTCCGCGCTGGCCAATCCGGAGGTGGAGCCGGGGATCCAAGTTTTCGTCCAAGATGATTTTGGAAAGCCTTTTGGGGAGCCGGTCTATAGGGTGGAGCGTGTCACCTTTGCCGGCTCCACCGCGGGGGATAGTTTGATGGACGTGCAAGCCGCAAAGGTGGTCACGCTCTAATGGGTAACCGCGAAAACCGGACCGGGGTTTTTGAGCTTGGACAAAATCCGGAGCTTGCGGACCTTTTTCGTGTGGCTCTCCGCGGCCTCTCCCTCTCCCTCCGGACCCACACAATGGGGACGGTGGTGGCGTATAATCCGGCCACCCAACGCGCCACGGTCCGCGTGGACGTTTTGCAGGTGATCAAAAATCTAGCGATCCCCCCCACCGCGGTGGATCCCAACCCCACCTCTACGCAAGCTCCGGTGGTCCTTGCCAATATCCCCGTGGCCTGGCCCCGGTCCGGTGGCGGTTATCTCACTTTTCCCCTCAACCCCGGGGACACGGGGGAATTGCACGTCCAAGACCGGACCCTCCAACAATGGACGGCGCTTGGACAAGCCACGGACCCCGTGGGGGCTTTCACTCACTCCCTAGCGGACTCCATATTCCATCCCAATGTCCACGCGGACACGGACCCAATAGTCCCACCCACGGACCTCACGGCCGCGGTCCTCCACCATGACCTCCTCATCAAGCTGGGGCGCGCGGCCGCGCTGGGTGTGGCACGGTTGACGGACACCACCTCCCCCGGCGCCTCAATGGCTTTGTGGGAATCTCAGGTTACGGCCGCTTTGGTGGCCATCGCGGCCTTTTTCAACGCGGCCCCGGGCCCGATGCTGTCGGCCGGCCCGGGGACGATCCCCGTTTTTCCAACCAACCCACCCACGGACTTGGGGGTCATTTCCTCCGCGTCCGCTAAGACTCTCACGGAGTGACCTATGGATCTCAAATTGACGGATTACGATCTAGACCTCACAAATGGGGAACTTTCTTTTGTGACCGGCCGCGATGCAATCGCGCAAGATGTCCAAATGAATCTCCGGACATGGTTGGGGGAAACGGTCTATGACACCACCGCGGGGGTCCCTTGGCTTCAAGTGATCTTCAAGGGGAAAAATCCCAACCTTGATTCCGTCAAATTCATCCTGGAACAAAATATCCTCCGGAGGCCGGGAGTGACCGGGGTGGAACTCACCCTTGATTTTGACCGGGACGCGCGCGTCCTCAATGTCTCCGGGACCTTGGAGTCCATTGAGGGTGAGTCCATTGAGGGTGAAATTGATTTCTCAGAATTGATTGAGGTAACACCATGAGTCTCGCACTAACCCCGGCCGGCCTCTCCACCCAAACCCAAGCGGAGATCGTGGACGAACTAACCGCGAAGATCCGCGCCACTTTTGGGAACAACACCAACACCTCCACGGCATCTATCATGGGTCAATTGGTCAATATCGTGGCGGAGTTCCGCGCGTTTGATCAGCAAATTCTATTAGCGGTCTATCGTGCCTTCGACCCTAACTCCGCGGTAGGCGTGGCCCTAGATCGTTTGGCCGCGCTCACGGGGTCCGTGCGCAAAGGCTCCACCGTCTCCGTGGTGGACGTGGTGTTCTCATTTGTGGGTCCGGGGATCGTAAACAATGGGGACCTATTTCAAAATGATGACACCTCCACCCAATGGGCGGCCACAGGTGGACCCTACGCGGACACGGGTGGACCCTATCCGGAGGCCGTGGCGGGAGTTTTCGCGGCCGTAGATCCCGGCCCAACGCTAGCCAACGCGGGGACAAATTGGAGCCTCATCACCGTCAACGCGGCCGTGGGTGGTGTCACCAATCCCGCGGATGATGCGGACCCCGGCCGGCTCCAAGAGACGGACGTGGATTTCCGCATCCGGCGCCAAGTGGAACTCTTTGGGGGGAACGTTGGCGGCCTTGCGGCCATCCGCGCGGTGGTCTCCCGGACCCCGGGGATCACCTCCGTCCGCGTCTATCACAACCCCGCCACCCCGGGAGTGGACGCGGACGGCATCCCCTTCAAGGCTTTCAACGTGGTCTTGGAGACTAACCCCTCCCCTCCGTCCGTGGCCCTCCAAGAGTCCATAGCGGACTCCATCCTCTCCTCACTTGGCGCAGGTGGTGAGGCTTTTGGGTCGGATTTCTCCCTCACGCGTCCGGACTCTGAGGGGGTCCTCCAACCCGTGGCCTTTGATCTCATTTCCGAGGTGGACGTTTTTGTCAAAATCACGGTGGACACCACCGGGACGGAACACCCCGTGTCCGTCAATCTAGCGGCCGTGGTGGCGGAGACAGTCCTAGAAAAGGCCCAATCAGATTTCTCCGGGATTGGTCAAAATCAATTGGGTTTTCAGTATTCCGCGATCGTCTCCGAACTCCAAGAGAGCGGAGAAATTTCCGGGGTGGTGAGCGTGTTGGTGGAACTCTCCCGCGTGGCCTTGGTGGGGCCCTATGCGGACCCGGTGGAAATCGGAATCCGGGAGCGGCCCTCCTTTGAGTCCGTCAACGTGGACGTGGCGGTCCTACCATGAAATGGGGAGAGCTTTGGAGTCTTTGCTCCCTTTGGGGCTTGGGCTCCGGGACCGGACCCAAGGAATTTTGCGCGCTAGCGGATGAGCGCGTCCTCATCCAAATGGATGATGCGGAATCCAACCGCAAATTTCGTGACCTCATTTGCATCTTTGTGGAGGGCCTTGGGCATTTCGCGGACGTGGCCCAAGACGTCTCCCTCGGTTTTGATGTCACCACGGCCACCGGACAACAATTGGATTTCATTGGGGCCGTGGTGGGCCTCCCGCGCCAAGGATATCCGGACGCGCGCTACCGTGTTTTCTTGGAGATCCAAATTGATCTCATCCTCTCCGCCATCCGAGAGGACGCCAATTGGACCGGGACGCACAATAACATCTTGAAAATTGCGCGGACTTTCGTGGGACCTCTGGCCCCACCCATTACCCTCTCCAATCTCCCCCCCTATTCTTTTTCGTTGGATGTCCCCGGCTTGGTATTGTCGGAACTCCTCATCCTAGTGAATTTTATTTGTGTGGCCCTCTACGCGGGGGTTTTGGGCCAAATCACTTTTGTCTTGGCCGCGGACTCACTTTGGAATTCGGATTCCGTGGTGGTCCCAAGTGGGGGGGATTGGTGCTCCGATTCCGTCCCCGTGGTCCCGTGTGCCACTTGGTCTTTGACCATTCCGATCGGCTCTCAACCTTGCGGATGATTTCTCATGGCAATTAAACCAAGCGCCACTTTCACCCACGCTACAAATCTCAATTTTTCGCTAGGTCCCGCGGCTGGTTTCCCAACCAAGCTCCCGGTCCCGGATATCCCCAACGGGTACGTCCCCGGGACCGGAGTGAGCGCGGAACAAGTCAATCAACAATTCAACATCCTTGGAGATTGGTCCGGGTGGCTTGCGGCCGGGTCCAATCTCCCCGGCTTGGACGCTCATCTCATTGAGACGGACGCGCTTGGAGTGTCCCGTGTGGCCTCCACCATCCTTGGAGGGACCGCGGGAGGAGACGGAGCTTTGGTGGTGAGCACCAATGTGGGGGCAACCGCCTTCGCTGGTAGTTTCACAAATATTGCGGGAGGCTTTGCTCTTGTGGCCACCGCGTCCGGAGCCCTCGCGGCCGTCCGTGGAACCAACACGGGGACCGGCGCCGGGGTGGAGGGAGTCCACACCGGGGGGGCCGGCCCGGGAGTCTCCGGGACGGGTAGCCTAACGGGCCCGGGAGTCATTGGGACCGGAGGGACGGACGGGAATGGAGTCGAAGGGGACGCCACCGGAAACGGCCACGGGGTTGAGGGTACTTGCCAGATCGGATCTTTTGCTGGGTGTCATGGGGTGGGCTCCGCGGCCAATCCGGGGACCTTTGGCGTGCTAGGTGAGACCACGCAAGGGGACGGGGTGGGGGTGGCCGGCTTCAACCTGCAAGCCGGAGCGGACCCCTCCAATTTCACACACTCCGCGGTCTTGGGAGCGTCCGTGGACGGGACGGGACTTTGGGGCACGTCCACCAATGGGCACGGCGCGTGGATCGCTGGAAACGCCACCCGGTCCGGGCTCCACCTAGACCCCCAAGTGGACCCGGGGACTCCGGTGGATGGTGACCTATACCCAGACTCCGCCACCGGACTCTTGAGCTATAGGCGGGACACGTCCACGCGGAGAGTCCACGAGAGCCTTGGCGGCTTTGTCCACGAGTCCACCACTGGATTGGCGTCCGCAAGAAATGGCGCGGCCTTTGTGGTTGAGCCCGGACACTTTGTGACCTTGGGAGTTCTCAACGGTCCAAAGATTGCGGGGGATGTGGAGCTAACTTTCACCGCGTCTTTTCGAAACGTGGGAGCGGCCCTCAATTCGATAGAAATCCAATTCCAAGATCAGACCTCGGGTGGTGTTGTAATCCTCACCACGGAGATCTTCATGGCCCTCACCAATGCGGCCGTGACTACGGGAGGCCGTCCAAACGCGTATGAAAAGACAATCACTTTTCGCGCGAGATATACACTCCCCTCCGCGGGTGCTCGTGTCTTTGATTTGGCAATGGCCACCCACACGGGTGGGCCCACCGGGGTGGAGTGGAGCGCGGGTGTGCTCACGGTGGAGGGGGTTTACTAGTGGTCTCCCTACCTAAAAAGGCCGCAAAGAAAAAGGCCGCAAAGAAAAAGCCGACAAAGAAAGAGGCCGCCAAGAAAAAGCCGACAAAGAAAAAGGCCGCCAAATCCTCCGGGCCACCCAAGAAAAGGGCCACCTACAATGAGGCCTTTAATTTATCCCTCACGGAGGACATTGTGGCGGAGGCTTGCCGCATTGTTGAGGCGGGAAATTATCGCAGGATCGCCGCCAAGCGCTTAGGGATTCCGCTCAACACGTGGAATTCTTGGCTCCAAAAAGGCAAAAAGGAGATGAGGGAATA